CTTGGGTATGCGAATTTGCATGGATACTTAATGGCGAAGGGGATTCCGTATGATAGTGAGGAAGGTCGTGAGTTTGCAGCGTCTGTAACAGCCTTGCTTACCGGTGCAGCCTATTATACGAGCAGTGAATTGGCTTTGCATAAAGGTTCCTTTGATGGGTTTGAGAAAAATAAGACCCACATGTTTCGTGTTTTGCGTGGACACAAGGACGCAACGAAGGAACTATCGAATAAGGGAAACAAAATTGCGACAATCGCATTGGAGTATTTTCACAAGGCGATCCAGAATGCAGTTATCCGTAATTCCCAGGTAACTGTATTGGCTCCTACAGGGACCATTGGTTTTATGATGGACTGTGATACCACGGGGATTGAGCCGGAGTTGTCCTTGGTGAAGTACAAGACGCTTGCCGGTGGCGGAAGTATGAAAGTTGTCAATAAGACGGTAGGAAAGATGCTTTCCTCGCTTGGGTATAGTGAGGCGGAAGCGTATGAGATTCTTGAGTATATCGAAGAACACGGCCATGTAGAGGGGTGCAAGGCGGTAAAGGAAAAACATTTACCATCCTTTGATTGTGCCTTTGTGGCGGGGAATGGAACACGAAGCATTTCCCCGGAAGGGCATGTCTTGATGATGGCGGCGGTACAGCCATTTTTATCGGGTGCGATCTCTAAGACGGTGAATATGCCGAAGAATGCCACGATAGAAGATATCGAGAAGATTTATGTCTTGGCATGGGAGAAACGGCTTAAATCAATCACGGTGTATCGGGATGGGTGTAAACAAGGCCAGCCTGTAAAGACATCAAAGGAACAGGCCACACCAAAAGTTTTGAGTGAAGAAGTGAAGCCAGTTCGAAAACGGATGCCTGCGGAGCGAAAAGCGATTACCCATAAGTTTTCGATCGATAACCAGGATGGGTATATCACGGTAGGCATGTTTGACGATGGCACGCCTGGTGAGATTTTTATCACGATGGCGAAAGAGGGGAGTGTGATTTCCGGTCTGCTTGATTGCTTTGCGACCTGCGTAAGTATGGCATTACAGTATGGGGTTCCGCTTCCCGTGATGATCAACAAGTTTTCGCATACCCGCTTTGAGCCTTCTGGATTTACAGGCAATAAAAGCATTCCGATTGCCAAGTCAATTATTGATTATATCTTTCGCTGGTTGGCGTTTAAATTTTTACCCATTGACGAGATGGAAGTTGTCGGTGTCAATGTTATTGACAAAGTAAATAGTAAGAGCGATACTATTATTGATACGAAGTTTGATATTGTATCGGATGCCCCGCCCTGTCATGAGTGTGGGATGATCATGGTACGGAATGGATCATGCTATAAATGTGCTAATTGTGGGAGCACAAGCGGCTGTTCCTAGGGAATGGTGTGAAGTGAAGAATGATGAGGAATTAACAAAGCAACAAAGGGAAGATGCCTGGTTTGAGCAGATGGAGCGCTATAGAGAGCGCTGGTCTATCGAGCGAAGTGTTCAGTTGCGGTTGATTTTCTCTGAATTAAATGAAGATTTTGAAGACATAGCAGAATATAAGTCTGACACACACGACACGTAATAAGTGACTCTCCTTACCCTATTCAATGGCCGTCTTACCTCCAGGCGGCCTTCTTTTTTACACTATGGATAAAACAAAGCAACCCCACGATAAAAAAGCGGAGCAGTCTGTCCTTGGCGCAATGCTTAAGGATGAGGACACGGCCTTTAAAATTGTTGCAATGCTTTCCGAGGAAATGTTTTATTTTCCTGAGTATCGCAAGGTGTTTCGGTCCTTTTCTCAATTGGTATCCAAAGGGGTTTCAATTGATTTCGTAACCATGACGGATCAATTGAAGAAGAATGGGGATTTTGAATCGATTGGTGGAATCCATTGCTTGGTTGAGATGGCGGAGAGCGTGGTTACGTCCGCGAATGCAACAAACCATGCTGAGATTGTGCAGGAAAATTTCAAGAAGCGAATGCTTATCATGTTATGTGATGACGTGAAGAAAAAGGCTTCTGAGGCAAAGATTGAGTCGAAAGAGATTATCATGAAGGCCGAGGATCAACTAATTCGCTTGTCCCAAGATGCTTCAGACACGTCATTCGTAATGGTTTCATCCTGCTTTGGCGATACAATCAAACGATCCCAGGATAATTTCTCGAATAAAACAGGGTTGACAGGCCTTCCAAGTGGCTTACATGGATTTGATCAATACACGTCAGGTTTCCAGAACTCGGACCTTATTATTTTGGCAGCACGGCCTTCAGTTGGGAAGACAAGCCTTGCCTTAAATATTGCAAAACAAGTTGCCTTCAGTGGGGTTCCCGTGGGGATTTTTTCTCTGGAAATGAGCAAGATACAAATTGCCGACCGGATTCTTTGTTCAGATGCCAAGGTTGAATTGCATCGCTTTCGTACTGGGAATATAAATCGCTATGATGCAGGAAATATCCTTTGTTCTTCTGAAAGGATGAAGGATATGCCATTGTTTGTCGATGATACATCCTGCTTGACAATTATTGATATTGTGAATCGCGCGAGAAAACTCAAACTTGAAAACCCATCACTTGGGATGATCTTTATTGATTATCTCCAGTTAATTTCCGGGGGACGTGGGACAGAAAGCCGACAACAAGAAATTTCCGCCATATCAAGAGCGCTTAAAGTTCTGGCAAAAGATTTAAACATCCCAATAATGGCCTGTTCTCAATTATCGCGATCCGTTGAGATGCGCCAAGACAAGACACCGAAACTATCTGATCTGCGCGAATCCGGGGCAATCGAACAAGATGCGGATATGGTGGTGTTCTTGCATAGAGAAGACCTGACAGGGGAATCAGAGCAAGCGGACTATGAAGCAATGTCAGAGTTTGAGAAAAAACAATACGTGTACAAATTAATCATATCAAAGCATCGAAATGGACCAATTGGAGAAATTGAAATCTTCTTTGCTAGCAAGTATACGCAATTCTACGATAGAGAAAGAAAACAGAGTGATTCTGAGGTCCCATTTTAATATTAATGCGCACACTATTGTTAATTTAAAAAAATTGTGTTACAATGTATGTTAAGGTGTTTTACCATGAAAAAACAAAAGTTATATCTTACAGATGATGAACGCCAATATGTTCGGTTTTGGATGCCAAATATCCCGATTGCCGAAATTAGTCGTTTAAGTGGACTCAGTTTAATTAGATGTCGCGCTATTGATAAACGAACGTCTGTAATGGAAGCAAAAAAAAGAAAACTTGATTACATGATTCGCAATTCTCTGATTGACCAGGCGAGAATCCTTGGGGAAGAGCAGATGATTGCCACCGTCGATGTCGGGGATTTATATGACAGTGAAGGGAATCCAATCCCAATTAACGAACTCCCCGAGACGGTACGCCGTGCAATTGCTTCCGTGGAAGAACAGGAAATTGACACAAAAGATGGAAAGAAAATTGTACGCAAGTACCGTTTTTGGAATAAGGGTGATTCATTGAATCGCTTACAGAAGTGTCATGGGATGCAGACAGAAAGAAAAGAAGTGGATAAAAACTTACAAATCAAGGTGGTCGATACGTTTTGATGCGGCGTGGTGTTAAGCCTATTTATGAGGATGGTGGAAGTGGAGAGATTGTAATTCCTTACAATTACACTCCACGGAAATATCAGATTGACTTGTACAATTGTATTCCAAATGGATACAAGCGTGCAGTAGCAATTTGGCATCGCCGTGCAGGAAAAGACAAAACGCTGATAAATATTATTGCAAGAGAAGCGGTTAAACGGGTTGGATTGTATCATTATGTATTTCCGTTTTATGCGCAGGGTAGAAAAATTCTATGGCAGGGGATGGACAAAGATGGGTTTAAGTTTTTGGATCATATCCCAGGGAAAATCAGAGCAAGAATCCTGAACCAGGAAATGTTTATCGAACTTGTAAATGGTTCGGTAATTCAAGTGGTTGGATCGGATAATATCGACACGATCGTTGGAACAAACCCGGTTGGGGCAGTTTTTAGTGAATACAGTTTGCAAGACCCCAAGGCATGGGATTTTTATCGGCCCATTTTTCGAGAAAATGAAGGGTGGGCTATTTTTAATTATACCCCCCGTGGATATAACCATGGCTATGAAATGTATCATAGCGCATTGAAGAACAGTGAATGGTTTAGTCAACTATTGACAGTCGATGACACCGGTGTCTTGACGGCAGAGGATGTGGAAAGCGAACGCCAGGCTGGAATGCCGGAAAACATGATCCGCCAAGAATTTTATTGCAGTTTCGAGGCGGAAGCAGATAACCAATTGATAAAACATGAACTTGTGCAAGCCGCTGAAAAGCGGAAATATGAAAAGCAGGAGTATATGCTTTATCCCGTGGTTATTGGGGTGGATGTCGCCAGAGAGGGTGCAGATAAATCCGTGATTGCTGTACGGCAAGGGCCGGTATTGCATTCTCTGGTCAAGATTAAAAATCCAGACACCATGTTTCTTGTGGGTGAAATTTTACGCTGTCAGCAAAGATACAAGGCCCATTATGTTTTTATTGATTCCTGTGGCGTAGGTGGGCCTGTAGTGGACCGGGGGAACCAATTGGGGAACGATTGGATTGGTGTAAATTCTGGCTCCAGCAGTGTTGATAAGGGGAAATATTTCAACAAACGTGCGGAGATGTGGATTTCAACACGGGACTGGTTGGAAACAGCATCCATTCCAAATGATGATGAATTGCGCATGGATTTAATGAGTCAGCGGTATGAGTTTGGTGTACACAATCAATGGAAAATGTATTCCAAGGAAAAGATGAAAAAGGAAGGGTATTCCTCCCCGAACTGTGCGGATGCCCTGAATTTAACCTTCGCCTATCCGATCGATCCTGGCTTGGATTTTGTGGAAGAGGAAGTGTTTTATGGAAGAGATGACGGATTACATCATACTGGAATTGGCTCTGGACAATTCATCGGAGGTTACTGAGCGCTTTGTTGTTTCTGTAGAGGCGCTAATGAAATTTCTGGAAGAGCAGGGCGAGATATACTGTGTTGAAGACAGAATGAATTTAAATTGATATGAACGATCTATCAGCATCTGACTATAAAGACCCGCTTCAGCGAATTGACCGTGGGGAACCCGTGGAAGAAACGCCAATGGATGTCCCTGCACTTTCAGTGGAAGAGATTTTAGTAAGCGAAAATTGCGCCGATCTTCTGCCTGAAGATGCCTTGACCGCAATTGCAAGGCAAGTTGTCGATGAATTTGAGATTGACAAAGTCACCCAGGATGAGTGGATTGATAAACACAAACGCGCCATTGAATTGGCCCGGATGGAACGAAAGCCAAAGTCCTTTCCGTGGCCTGATGCGAGTAATGTTATTTATCCATTGATCACCAATGCGATGATCCAATTTTCATCGCGTGCAATTTCACTGATTGTCCAGAATGATGAAGTTGTGAAAGGGACGGTGATTGGGCCGGACCCGGATGGATTCAAGGGGCAGAAGGCAAAGAGGGTTGCCCAGCACATGAGCACCCAACTTCTTTACCAGGGTATGGATGCGGATCGGATGACCTGGTTTGAGGAATTGGATGGGCTTTTAAATTCCCTTTCGATCGTGGGGCATGAATACCGCAAGACGCTCTGGGATGCAGAAAGCAATACCGTGGATTCAATATGGGTGAGAGCGGAAGACATGGTCTTCGATTATAACGCACGCAGTTTTTATCACTGCCGACGCCACACCCATGTTTTTGATATGTACAAGAATGAGATTATTGAAAAAATCCGTCTTGGTATGTATAGTAATGTAAAGGATTTTGGGCAAGAAACGGGAGAAGATGACAATCTTGAGGACAGTGATCGCCCCTACACAATCCTTGAGCAGCACCGTTACCTTGACCTTGACCAGGATGGATACAAGGAACCCTACATTGTAACGGTATTGAAGAGCGACTCCTGTCCTCAAATTTTACGCATTCGACATCGGATTAAAAGCGTAATGATCAATGACCTGACCGGCGAGATTGCAAAGATCATCCCCAAAAATTATTTCACCCAGTTTCGGTTTTTGATTGACCCACGCCAGCCTGCGATTGGCCTTGGATATGGAGTGATCCTTATTTCTCACAATGAGACGATCAACACCTTAGCGAATCAAATTATCGATGCTGGAACGCTATCCAACGCAAACTGGGGGATCATGGATGACCAATTAGCACCAAAGGGGCGCAACCTTGAGATTGCTCCCGGTGAGTTCATGAAGGTGCGAAACCTGGACGGAAACCTATCCAACAAGATATTCATTCCCAATTTCCCTGGTCCCTCGATGGCAACATTCAATATGCTGAACGCGATGGTTGAGATTGGCGAGAAAACAGCCAACACAACGGATATTTTCCAGGGAAATGTGCCTGGTGCAAACGTAACCGCGACAACCACGATGGCAATGGTTGATCAAGGGCTGAAGGTTCTTTCGGGAATCATGCAGCGCATTCATTGGTCTTTGCGGAGAGAGTTTAGCAAAATTTTTGAACTAAACCGCGAGAATATCGATCAAATGAACGAGATTGATTCCGCATTCAGTGATGAAGCGAAGCAAATGCTTATCAATGATTATCGCGATCCCCAGGTAAACATTGCCCCCGTGAGCGATCCCAAATCTGTCAGTGAAATCCAGAAGATTAGCCGGTCAGAAATTAGCAAACAATTCCTTGGGTCTGGCCTTGTAAATGACCGAGAGATTGTCAAGCGGATGTTGGAGCGGAGTGGGGAAGAGAACGTGGAAGCCCTCCTGGTGCCCGTAGAAGCCCTACAGCAGCCTCGGCCTGAAGTGCAAATGCAGATGGCTGAGTTGCAACTAAAACAGGCTGAGATTGAAATTAAGAACCGTGAGCAAGCATTAAAAGAACAGGTTGCCGCTTCGGACCATGAGAAGAAGATGGCAGAAGTGAAGAAGATTGGCAGCGAGATATTCAAGAATATTTCTGAGGTAGAGATCAAGAATCTCGAACCAAAGATTCAGTTATACGAAATGAAGATTGCCCAGTTAGAGGAATCGCTGAAAACTCTGACTGAGACTTCCGACAAGAAAACAAAAGAGATGGGGAATTTGTTGGTATCCCTGTACAAAAAACAGAATAGCCAAAAATCTGGCAACGAGGCGGAAAATGGAAATAGAAATTCCGAAGGAAGCCGTATGGCTGTGGAAAGAACACCCAGTGACACAACTTCTGTTCAAGGAACTCCAGGGCCTGAAATCCCATCTCTTGGAACTGAAGATAACCAAGGAGACGATTGAGGAAACAGCCCTAAATTGTGCTCGCTGTGAAGGCGAGATCAACATTATTAATAAAATCTTGGACGTAGAAGGAGTTGAGTATGCCACTGAAGATTGATGGGAATCCGATGCCGGTCGGGCACCGTATCTTGGTTGCAGTCGATGAGGTTGAAAAGAAGGTCGGCCTAATCGAAATGCCGGATGCAGTGCATGAGCGAGAACAACTAAGCAAGGCAACAGGGACGATCGTCGCGATTGGGGAAGACGCATGGGCTGATAAGCCTAGCCGTTGGGCTGAAGTTGGGGATCACGTGATCTTTGCCCAATTCAGCGGGTGCGATTTCCTTATCCACGATAAACCCCACCGGTTCATTAACGATCTCGACATTTACGGCGTCATTTCAAGAGAATTGAAATAAAGGAACACACAATGAACGAAGAATTAGAAAATGTTCTTATTGAACAACAAGAAGAGATAGAAGAGCCATCACAAGACTCTTTTCAAGAAGAGGATGAGCAATCGCAAGAGCAGGAGTATAGCGAAGATATTCTTGCGCTTGCAAAAGAACGTGGGTATCGCGAAGACTACGAAGGCGATAACAAGGTCGATCCAATTACTTTTCTCAGAAAAGGCTTTGACCATGACCGCAGTATTCGCAGACAAAACCGCAACCTGGAACGGCAAATCAAAGAATTGCATCGGATGATCAAGGACCAATATGGGGCGAAAGAAACCGATAGCAAAGTCAATGAATTGAAAGAACGTTGGAAGGAAGCGGTAGAGGACGCGAATACAGAGGAAGCGGAACGCATTCAAGATGAATTGTTTACAATTTATAAGGCGCAGCAGCAACAGAACCAGCCCGATGTGATTGATCAGGAGTTCGCGAAGAACGTGATCGAAGACTGGAAGGCGGATAATCCTTGGTTTGATTCGGATAAAGTCAAACAGGCCTATGCGATTCAAATTGAAAAAGAATTGCAAGAGGAAATTCCCGACATTGAAGAACGATTGCGAGAGGTAACCAAGCGAACAAGCCAGGCTTTTTCATCGTATATCCGGAAAGATCAAAAGCCTGCCAAAAGCCGCTATGGAGATGCCTCGACTGCCCAGGGACGAACGGCACCCAAGCAGAAGACGCAACTCTCAAGTCGGGAACGAATGGCCATGCAGCGCCACGCAGAAGCGTTTGGCATGTCTCTGGATGATTGGTTGAAGTGGAATAAGTAAAGTGAGAAAGAAAATGACCGAAGATAAAAAGCCTATGGAACGAGTTCGAAGTGATGACCGCGAAAAAGCCCGTCTTGAAATGCGCGAACGTGCATTGCGGAAGGGGTTTAATTCAACCCGAGTTTCGATGCGAGTAGACAATCCTGATCCCAATAAAGTCTACCGTATTTTTAATAACAGCGATGATGCGGATAAACAGCGGATCGCTGAAAAGTTTGAGATGGGCTGGCGCCCTGTGAAAAGTATCGTAATGACCGATAAAACAGGCGACCCTGGTTGCCCAACCCAAACGGGATCGGTAATGGAAATGACCGGATCACAAGGAACCCGTCAAGTTATGATGGAAATTCCCCGTGATTGGTACGAGAACGACCAGAAGCGAAAATTGCAAGAAACGAATCATGCAGAGCACGCGATGAAACAGAATGCCGGTCTAAGGCCGGAGGATGATGGATTTTACACCCCGGATGACGGGGGAATCCAGATTACCCGTAACACATAAGAAAGTGAGAAAAAATCATGGCGAATGTTGATAGAGCAAATGGGTTTAAACCCGTCCAGAAACTGGATGGAAGCCCGTGGAATGGGAAACTGCGCGAATATGCGGTAGCCAGCAACTATGCGACTAATATTTTTGTTGGAAGCCCGGTAAAACTAGCCGGGAGCGCTAGCGCGGACGGAACAAAGCCAACGGTAGCGTTATACGCTGCAGCAGATTATAACGAAAGCACTGCTGTTCCCCCAGTAGGAATTGTTGTTGGAATTAAGCCAACTGTAGATAATATGAACCCGAAATATGCAGCGGCAAGCACGGGGTGGACCGTACTTGTTTGCGACGATCCAAATGTAATTATGGAAATTCAGGCTGATGAAGATATTGAAGTTGGCGATATTGGTTCCAACGCAACGTTTACTGCTGAGTCTGGAAATACATCAACCGGGTTTTCTACTTGCGAATTGGACTCTTCTACAATTGCAACAACAATTACTCTTCCCCTAAAGCTAATCGGTCTTGTCCCTGCCGTTGATAATGAAGTTGGGACAAATTCCAAGGCGCTTGTAATGTGGAATATTCACCAGTTTTACCCCAGTGCTACTGGAATTTAATTAAGCAGAGTGAGGTGATAAGCAATGGTTGTTAATAGAGGAAATTTCGGTTCGCAAATTTGGCCTGGAATTAACAAAAATTTCTGGGATTTCATGGATTCATACCCTGAAGTATGGCCTGGCATTTTTTC